TTAGCAGAACAGATATTATAGGTGTAGTACCTAGTGCAACTTCTGATATTGTAGGTATAAGAACAGCATATCAATCAACAATATCTTCTTGTGAACTAGTTTTAGTTCCAGAACCAAGTAGCGGTAGTAATGTTGGCTTGGACAAATACTACATAGCTGGTTTAGCAGGTGGAGCAATTGATTTTCAATCTGGCATAATAACAGATGGTACTAATAGCACCTCTCAAGCAGATATAACGTATGATGGTGTTGACGCTAGATTACACTTTGCTGTGGGTGATGTTATTGACGATCAAGATGACGTTAAATATGGAACAATTAGAACTATTGGTGATGACGACGCGAACTTTACAATGACTGCGGAACTATTAAATACACAGGTTAATGATAAAAGCCTGTACAATGTCCATCCAATTAGAATAACACTGCATTTCGAAAAATAAAATAAATTAAATTAACTTAAATTAAATAAAAATGGCAACAACAAAAACAAAGGGTACAAACTCTAAAATTAAAGAACTTAAAAGCGCTAAACCTGAAAAGGTTAGTGATGAGCAGTTGAAAAGAATTCAAGAAACTGTAGGTATTATAAACAGGGCACATTCTGAAATAGGCACTATAGAAACAAAAAAACACGCTTTAATGCACCAAGTTTCTGCTAGTCAAGAAGTGTTACATTCACTACAAACAGAACTTGAAAAAGAATATGGCACTGTTGATATTAATATTAACGATGGCACTATAAACTACAAAGAAGATGGCGAAGCTAATTCGTAAGATTTCTGTAGGTAAGGACTATAAAAATGACGCTATGCACTATGCCGTGGGGCAAGAAGTGTATGGTGGTCATACTATCTGTGATATATTAGAAGAAGATGAAAAGTATTCTATATATATTAAAAAGAATAAAGACGTTTTACCTTGGAAAGACTTTAATAAAAACATGGCGGTGTCTGTAGAATATAATCTTGAGTACTAATGAAAAGCGTTCACAACTTTGTTGTAACGCCAAAAGGAGAAAGATATAATAATACTACAAAAGTTGGTGATTCAGAATTAATACTTAATACTGAAATTTTTAATCATCAATATGTAAATAGAGAGGCAACTGTTATATCTACGCCTATAGCGGGACATACGGAAATACAAGCTGGAGACACAGTTATAGTGCATCACAATGTTTTTAGAAGATGGCACAATGTAAAAGGTATAGAGAAAAATAGTAGAAGCTATTTTAATGAGTCTACTTATTTTATAAGCCACGATCAAATATTTTTATACAAAAGAAAAGATAAGTGGACAGCTCCAAAAGGTTATTGTTTTGTAAAACCTTTAAAAGCAATAGATCAATTTAATATTGAATCTGAAAAACCTCTACAAGGTATTGTTAAATATTCAGACGGTACAGTAGAAGTAAATGACTTAGTTGGTTTTAGACCAAGTAGTCAATATGAATTTATAGTTGACGGTGAAAGACTATATAGAGTTTTATCTAATTTTATTACAATCAAATATGAATATCAAGGAGACGAAGAAGAATATAATCCAAGCTGGGCAGAGAGCAGTGGAAGAACTGATTAAGGTCGCTAAAGAGCCTATTGTAGATTCTGACGACGATATATCAGCTGATAGATTAAAGAATGCTGCGGCTACTAAAAAGCTAGCTATATTTGATGCATTTGAAATACTTAACAGAATCCAAGAAGAAGAGAACTTGCTTGAAGGCAAGGAACCTGAAGAGAAAAAGGAAACAGTTTTTAGAGGATTTGCAGAGGGAAGATCTAAGTGATGTACGAGCAAGATTTATTTAAAATAATAGAACCAATTAAAAAAACGACTATTAGTCGTCTTAACAAAGGTAAAAAATGGAAATATGGATATAATAAAGAACATGATATTGTTGTTATCTCAAAGACGGGAAAAATTGGTGAAGTCATTGAAATCCAAGGTTTGCGAATTGGCTTGCCGTTGGAACCAAAAGGAGTGTACGTGCACCCCAAAAACAAATGGGTAAAATTTGAACAACCTAAAGAATTATCTCGTTTAAAGAATATATTTGATTGGAGAAACTATCCTGAAGAGAAAAAAGATCAGTGGTACGATTATATAGACGAGGAGTTTAAAAGAAGAGACGAAGGGTTTTGGTTTATGAACAATGGTAAACCAACTTATATAGTAGGAACTCATTATATGTACTTGCAATGGAGCAAGATAGATGTTGGAGCTCCAGACTTTAGGGACGCAAATAGATTGTTCTTTATATTCTGGGAGGCTTGTAAAGCAGACAAAAGATGTTACGGTATGTGTTATCTAAAGAACAGAAGATCAGGGTTTTCGTTCATGTCATCTGCAGAAACAGTTAATTTGGCCACTATATCGAGTGATAGTAGATATGGGATACTATCTAAAACAGGTTCAGATGCGAAAAAAATGTTCACAGACAAAGTTGTTCCTATATCGATTAACTATCCATTCTTTTTTAAACCTGTCCAAGATGGTATGGATCGTCCTAAATCCGAACTTGCTTATAGAGTGCCTGCTAGTAAATTTACAAGAAAGAAAATGTCAGCTACAGATGGCATGGAGGAAATTGAAGGGTTAGACACTACTATTGATTGGAAGAATACAGGTGACAATAGTTATGATGGTGAAAAATTAGCATTATTAGTACATGATGAAAGTGGTAAATGGGAAAGACCAGATAATATATTAAACAACTGGCGTGTTACAAAAACATGTCTTAGATTAGGTAGTAGGATTATAGGTAAGTGTATGATGGGGTCAACTTCCAACGCCCTAGATAAAGGTGGAGATAACTTCAAAAAACTATACAATGCATCAGACGTCACTAAAAGAAATAGAAATGGTCAGACAAAGTCTGGTTTATACTCTTTGTTTATCCCAATGGAGTGGAACTACGAAGGATTTATTGACGAGCACGGAGTTCCAGTATTCACTACTCCTGACACAGATGTGTTTGCCCCAGACGGTGAACTAATAGATATAGGAGTAGTAGATAGTTGGCAAAATGAAGTAGATGGCTTAAAAGGAGATCAAGATGCTTTAAACGAATTCTACAGACAGTTCCCAAGAACTACAGAGCACGCGTTTAGGGATGAATCAAAAGGTAGTATATTTAACTTAGTTAAGATATACGAGCAGATAGATTACAACGAAGAAATGTCTAGAACCCTAGGAGTTACTCAAGGTAATTTTCAATGGGTCAATGGAATTAAAGATTCACAAGTGATATTCTATCCAGATCCAAAGGGTAGATTTAAAGTTAGTTGGGTTCCACCTTCTAGCATACAAAATAGAGTGGTTTTAAAAAATGGTATAAAATATCCTGGTAATGAACACATGGGGGCATTTGGTTGTGACTCTTATGATATATCGGGAACCGTAGATGGAGAAGGATCTAAAGGAGCACTACACGGCTTAACCAGGTTTAGTATGGAGGACGCTCCTGCGAATAGCTTCTTTTTAGAATACTTATCAAGACCACCTACGGCTGAAATATTCTTTGAAGATGTTTTAATGGCGTTAGTGTTTTATGGAATGCCAATACTCGCGGAGAATAATAAACCTAGATTATTATACTATTTAAGAAGAAGAGGGTATAGAGGTTTTTCTATGAATCGACCTGACAAAATATGGAATAAATTATCTGTAGCGGAGAAAGAAGTTGGTGGAATACCAAACTCTAGTGAGGATATAAAACAAGCTCACGCGGCAGCAATCGAGATGTATATTCAAGATCACGTAGGCGTGAAACAAGATGGAACTTTTGGAGACTTGTATTTCAATGCTTTGTTAAATGATTGGAGTAGGTTCGATATAAACAAAAGAACGAAGTATGATGCGTCTATAAGTTCTGGTTTGGCTATTATGGCAAATAATAGGCATTTATATGCGCCAAACGCTAAGGTTGAAAAACCTAAATTAAATATAAACATTTCCAAGTATAGTAATACTGGGACTAATTCACAAATAATAAAATAAATATATGGCAGAGTCTGGCAATAGTTATTTTCCAAATCAAACTGTAAGTGACGCTGAAAAGTTGAGCTACGATTATGGTTTAAAGGTTGGTAAAGCAATAGAGCAAGAGTGGTTTAATAATGATAGAAGTCTTAATAGATATAAATCTAATCAAAACAATTTTCATAGTTTAAGGTTGTACGCTCGTGGCGAGCAATCAATTCAAAAATACAAGGATGAATTATCTATAAACGGTGATTTGTCCTATTTAAATTTAGACTGGAAACCAGTACCTATTATATCTAAATTTGTGGATATAGTTGTGAACGGTATTGCTGAAAGAACTTATGACATAAAAGCGTTCTCGCAAGACCCACATGGTGTTGCCAAGCGAACAAAATATATGGAGTCCATACTTTCAGATATGAGAACAAGAGAGTTAAATGAATTTTCTAAAGAGGCCTTTGGAATATCTATAGCTGAGAATGATGAGGATACTTTGCCTGAAACAAAAGAAGAGTTAGAATTACACATGCAGTTAACTTACAAGCAGGCTGTAGAATTAGCAGAAGAACAAGCTTTAAATGTTTTAATGGAAGGTAATAAATACGAATTAATTAAAAAGCAGTTTTATTATGATCTAACGGTGTTGGGTATAGGTGCTGTTAAAACCTCGTTTAATACCTCTGAGGGTGTTGTTATAGATTATGTAGATCCAGCCAACTTGGTCTATTCTTACACTGAGTCACCTTATTTTGACGATATATATTATGTTGGTGAGGTTAAAACTATCCCTGTAAATGAATTAGCAAAACAATTTCCTCATTTAACAGAAGTTGATCTTGAGGATATAATGAAAAACAAACCCAACAACAGATCTAATTACAACTCTATACATGCCTATGATAAGGAGGACAATAATACTATTCAAGTTTTATATTTCAACTGGAAATCGTACATGAACGAAGTGTATAAAGTGAAAGAAACTGGAACAGGTGCTGATAAAATTATACCTAAAGACGACACGTTTAATCCACCACAAGAAAAAGAGGGTGGATATAGTAGAATGCTGCGATCTGTAGAGTGTCTATATGACGGCGCTATGATTTTAGGCACTGACAAACTACTTAGATGGGAAATGGCATCTAATATGATGCGTCCTAAAAGTGACTTTACTAAAGTAAAAATGAACTATGCTATTGTAGCGCCAAGAATGTATAATGGAAAAATAGATTCATTAGTGAAACGTATAACTGGTTTTGCTGATATGATACAGTTAACTCATTTGAAATTACAACAAGTAATGGCTAGAATGGTGCCAGATGGTGTTTATTTAGACGCAGATGGTTTGGCAGAAGTTGATTTGGGTAATGGAACTAACTACAATCCACAAGAAGCATTAAACATGTTCTTTCAAACTGGTAGTGTTATAGGTAGATCATTCACAAGTGAAGGCGACATGAATCCTGGTAAAGTACCTATTCAAGAAATAACATCTGGATCTGGCGGTAACAAAATGCAAGCTCTTATAGGTAATTATAATTACTACTTACAAATGATAAGAGACGTAACCGGACTTAACGAAGCTAGAGACGGTAGTATGCCAGATAAAAATGCTTTAGTGGGGGTGCAAAAATTAGCTGCTGCTAATTCTAATACAGCAACTAGACATATACTGCAGGCTGGTTTATATTTAACTGCTGAAACAGCAGAGTGTTTATCACTTAGAGTTTCGGACATTATAGAGTATTCTCCAACTAAAGACGCTTTTATTCAAGCGATAGGCGTGCATAATGTAGCTACATTAGAAGAAATGCAAGATCTGCATTTATATGACTTTGGTATATTTATAGATTTAATGCCAGATGAAGAAGAAAAAATGATGTTAGAAAACAATATACAAATGGCGCTGCAACAACAAAGCATAGAACTTGAAGATGCTATTGATGTTAGGGATATAAAAAATGTTAAACTAGCAAACCAATTGTTAAAGATAAGAAGAGCTAAGAAACAAGAAAGAGACAGACAGTTGCAATTAGAAAATATCCAAGCGCAAGCCCAATCTAACGCTCAAGCAGCTCAAGCGGCTGCCCAGACTGAAGTTCAAAAAGAACAAGCATTAACACAAAATAAGGCTCAACTTGAGCAAATGAAAGCGCAAATTGACGCTCAGAAAATGCAACAAGAAGTTGCCATGAAGAAAGAGTTAATGGCCCTAGAATTCCAATACAACATGCAATTAAAAGGAGTTGAAGTTGATGGAATGAAAGATAGAGAAAAGCAAAAGGAAGATAGAAAAGACGAGAGAACAAAAATTCAAGCAACACAACAATCAGAAATGATTGAACAAAGAAATAGTGGAAAACCACCTAAAAACTTTGAATCCGCAGGTAATGATACCTTAGGCGGGGGATTTGATTTAGGCGCGTTTGACCCTAGTTAAAATTTATTAATTATTATTATATTATATTATGGAAGAAAAAGATGAACAAGTAGTTGAAGAGACTACCCAAGAAACAACTGAACAAGTTGATGAAAGTAAATTTGAATCTGCTGGTGACGATAGTGTTATAAAAGTAGATTTAAACAAACCACCAACACCAAAAGAAGAGAAAAATGAAACTAAAGAAGATAACGCTGACGACAGCGGAGTGGTTGCAGGGTCTGAAAACGCCGAGCCCACACAAGAACAAGAAGAAGTACAACCGGAAGCTGAAACACAAGAAACTCCAGTATTAGAAGAAATTACTGAAGAAGAAGTTGAAGAGCAAGTTGAAGAAATGGCTACTGAAGCAGAAGAAGCTATTAAAGAAAACTTAGAAACCGGTAAACCATTACCAGAGAATATCCAAAAGTTAATGGACTTTATGGAAGAAACTGGTGGAGATTTAAATGACTATGTAAAGCTTAACCAAGATTATTCAAAATTAGATGATCAAAATCTATTATACGAATACTACAAGCAAACAAAACCTCATTTAAATAACGAAGAAATTAACTTCCTTATGGAAGATTCGTTCTCTTATGACGAAGAAGTTGATGAAGATAGAGATATACGAAGAAAGAAATTAGCGCTAAAAGAGCAAGTTGCCAGCGCTAGAGCCCATCTGGACGGGCAAAAGTCCAAATACTATGAAGAAATTAAAGCTGGTTCAAAGCTCACGGGTGAGCAGCAGAAAGCAGTTGATTTCTTTAATAGATACAACAAGGAGTCAGAAGCAACTAAAAAAACAGTTAAAACAAACTCTGACATTTTTACACAGAAAACAAATAATGTTTTCAACGACAAGTTCAAAGGTTTTGAATATAACGTCGGTGATAAAAAATACAGGTTTAATGTAAACAACGCCGAAGAGGTTAAAAATACCCAGAGCGATATAAGTAATTTCACCAAAAAGTTTTTGGATAAGAATTCTGCTTTAACAGACGCTAAGGGTTATCACAAATCTCTATACACGGCGATGAATGCGGACGCTGTTGCAAAACACTTTTATGAACAAGGAAAAGCTGATGCTATGAAAGATAGTGTTGCTAAGGCCAAAAATGTTAATATGAATCCAAGACAAGCTCATGGAAAGATTGAAGCAGGTGGTTTGAAGTTCAAAGTGCTAGGAGAAGATTCTTCTGATTTTAAGTTTAAAATTAAAAACAAAAATAAATAAAAATTTAAAATTATTACAAAATGGCAATTACAGGAGTAACGGCGGGTGCATTGACACCATCGCCAAGAAAACAGACGCTTGCGTCTGCATATATTGACTTTGCTGACGGTTCCTCAGGGAATGACTGGTCGCAACAATACCTACCAGACTTGATGGAAAAAGAAGCAGAGATTTTTGGAAACAGAACTATCTCAGGTTTCTTATCACAAGTTGGAGCTGAAGAAGCTATGGCCTCTGACCAAGTTGTTTGGTCTGAGCAAGGTAGATTACATTTACATTACAAAAATTGTACTGTATCAACTAATACAATTACTATTGTTAACGAAACTGATGGTTCTGCATCTGTATCTACACACGGTATACGTAAAGGTGACATGGTATTAATCTCAGACGCTAATGCAACTATTAGAGCTTTCGTTAATGACGTGGCTGCTGATACTATTGCAGTATTACCTTATACTCACGCGAATATCGCTGGTGCTGGTGTTGCTAGTACAACTAACGTTAGTGTATTAGTTTACGGTTCTGAGTACGTTAAAGGTGTTACAGGAAGAGACGGGGCTAACGCGCCAACGTTCAAATCTTATAGCAACAAACCAATCATATTAAAAGACAAGTATGAGATCTCTGGATCTGATGCGTCTGCAATTGGTTGGGTTGAAGTTTCTGGTGAAGACGGTCAGAATGGATACTTATGGTACTTAAAAGCCGAAGGTGATACTAGAGCTAGATTTACTGATTATTTAGAAATGGCAATGCTTGAGTCTGTATCAGCAACTGTTACGGTTACTAATACTGATTCAGCTACTGGTGGTACAATGACTGGTACTGAAGGTTTATTCGCTGCTATCGAAGCAAGAGGTAATCAAACTTCTGGTGTTACTGGTGTTAATGCTGCTACTGATTTAGCAGAATTTGACGCTATCTTAGCTGAGTTTGATAA